ATGCTGCAAGCCCAGCAAAAACTCAACGAGTTTGCTGCGCCGATGAACGAGCGTTTCTTGACTTGCAACCCTGCCGCTAACGCTGCTCTGGTCGAAGGCATGAAGGGTTTCTTCAACCCAACGTCTACCATCAGCAAGCAGTTTGCTTCCGGCATGATGGGCACGGGCGTTCTGGGCTACGACGAAGTCAATATGTCGCAGTCGATTCTGAACCACACCACCGGCACTCGCACCGCGACCCCAGCCACGCTGACCATCAGCGGCACGACCAGCACCCAAGGCGCTACCACCGTGTCCATCGCGGGCGACACCGGCTCGGCTACGTTCAAGCAGGGCGACCTCTTTACCATTGCCAACGTGTTCTCGGTCAACCCACAGACCCGTCAATCGACCGGATCGCTTCAGCAGTTCGTTGTGACCGCTGACGCTACCGCATCGAGCGGCACTTGGGCCTCGATCAGCATCTCGCCTGCGCTCTACACTTCGTCGAACGCGCTGGCTAATGTTGACGCCTTCCCGCAGAACGGCGCTGCCGTGACCGTGCTGGGCGCTGCTTCTACGCAGTACGCGCAGAACTTGGTCTATCAGAAGAACGCTATCACGTTCGCCACCGCCGACCTGTTGTTGCCACAGGGCGTGGACATGGCTTCGCGCCAAGTCCATAACGGTATTTCGATGCGTATTGTTCGCCAGTACGACATCAACAACGACCGGATGCCTTGCCGTATTGACGTTTTGTATGGCTTTAACGTCATCCGCGCACCTATGGCTGTGCGGATGTGGGGCTAAATTGAGTGGGGCTACAGCCCCACTTTTCTAACTTATTCTGAGGAAAATATCATGGCAATTGCTTCAATTGGCGGTGGGTATCAATTCACCGACGGCAACTTTGAAATCGTTATGGGCGTTCAAGCCGCACCACAAACGGCTACTGCAACCGCAACCCTGACTGTCCCGCAAATCACGGGCGGCATCTTGGTTGGCAATCCTTCAACCTCCGCAGCAAGTTACACCTTGCCAACGGCTACGTTGATCGATGCTACCTTTACCAACGGCAAGATCGACAGCACGTTTGATCTGACCATCATCAACTTGGGCACTTCGACCGGCCTGATCACGGTGGTGGTTGGTACGGGCATCACCGCTGTTGGCAACTTGGTTGTGCCTATCACCGGCAGCGCGGCTGGCGTGAGTGGTGCTGCCGAATTCCGCTTCCGCAAGACCGGAACTGCGGCTTACACGGTGTACCGCATCGCCTAATGAACGGGGGGCCACGGCCCCCCTTTCTTACCTATGGTCATCTATTTGCGTCATGAACAGCACGGCACGAAGGTTGCTATATGCGAGGCCGAGGCTGTTGCGGATGAAGAAAACGGTTGGGTGCGATACACTCCGGGGGAGGTAACACCCCCACCCGTGAACCGTCTTAGAAGGCGAAAACAATGACGACTGCTGCGGATCAGATCAACGGCGCGCTTCGTCTGATCGGCCAACTGGCCGAGGGTGAGATCGCCTCAGTAGAGACATACCAAGACGCCTTGAACGCCTTGAATCAGATGATTGATTCATGGAACACAGAACGCCTGACGGTGTTCACAACGATAGACCAAGTGCTGTCTTGGCCCAACAATGCCATCAGCAGGACTCTTGGGCCGACCGGCGATCTGGTGGGTGAGCGACCTGTACTGATAGACGATTCGACGTATTTCAAAGACCCGTCTAGCGGCATCAGTTTTGGCATCAAACTGATCAACCAGCAGCAATACAACGGCATCGCCGTGAAGACGGTGACCAGCACCTATCCGCAAGTCATGTTCGTCAACATGACCTACCCCAACATTCAGATGACCGTTTACCCCGTTCCGACCAAGACGTTGGAATGGCACTTCATCTCGGTTCAACAACTGACCCAGCCTGCGCTGCTGTCTACTACGCTGTCGTTCCCGCCAGGCTACTTGCGGTGTTTCAAGTACAACCTAGCGGTCGAGATTGCGGCTGAGTTTGGCATCGAACCGCCGCCTACTGTGTCGCGGATTGCCATGTCCAGCAAGCGCAATCTCAAGCGCATCAACAACCCTGACGACATCATGAGCCTGCCGTACAGCATCGTGGCGACTCGCCAGCGGTTCAACATCTTTGCTGGGAATTACTGATGAAGTCGCCGATCTTAGGCGGCTCATATGTAGCGCGGTCAACCAATGCGGCCGACGCGCGGCTGGTAAACCTATACCCCGAGGCTACGCCACAAGGCGGCAAAGAGGCCGCATTTCTGACGCGCTGTCCTGGCCTGCGCCTGCTGGGCACGGTTGGGTCTGGCCCGATTCGCGGGATGTGGACGTTTGGCGAATACGTTTACGTTGTGTCTGGTTTGGAACTCTACCGGATGAGCGCGAACTACAACAATTCGCTGCTCGGAGCCGTGACCGGCACAGGGCCGGTGTCCATGAGCGACAACGGCACGCAACTGTTCGTTGCCTGCAATGGCCCAGGCTTTGTCTACAGTTCCAGCACAGGCGTTTTTGGGGCCATCAACGACCCTGATTTTGCGGGCGCTGTCAGCGTCGGGTTCATCGACGGGTACTTTGTTTTTACCCAGCCAAACAGCCAAGTGTTCTGGGTGACTACCATCTACGGGACGGGCATTGATCCATTGGACTTTGCCAGCGCGGAAGGATCACCTGACGGTCTTGTGAGCATGATCGTAGATCACCGCGAGGTCTGGCTTTTCGGAACCAACAGCGTTGAGGTCTGGTACAACGCAGGCAACACCGACTTCCCGCTGGCGCGTATTCAAGGCGCGTTCAACGAGATCGGCTGCGTTGCCCCTTACTCTGTTGCCAAGTTGGACAACGGCGTTTTCTGGCTGGGGTCTGACGCCCGAGGTAACGGCATCGTCTACCGCTCTCGCGGCTATACCGGCCTGCGTGTCTCGACCAACGCCATTGAGTTTGCGATCCAGAACTATGCGGTCATCTCGGATGCGGTGGCCTACACCTACCAGCAAGAAGGCCACCTGTTTTACGTCCTGACGTTCCCGTCAGCGGATGCAACTTGGGTGTACGACGCATCGACCGACCTGTGGCATGAACGTGCTGGCTGGGGGCCGAATGGCTTTATGCGCCATCGCTCCAATTGCCAAGTGAACTACAACAACGAAATCATCGTTGGCGATTACGAAAACAGCAACATCTACGCGCTTGACCTTAACGAGTACACCGACAACGGCGAGATTCAGAAGTGGCTGCGCTCATGGCGGGCTATCCCTACCGGCCAGAACGATCTGAAGCGCACGGCCCAACACTCGCTGCAACTGGACATGGAAGTCGGCGCGTTCAACACGTTGACTGAACAGGTAGCAACAAACGAAACGGCTGAATTAGATATTACGCTTGCCGGGATCGTTGTCAGTATGTCTGCTTTGTACGATGGCGACATTCTGTACGCGCCGTTCAACAGCACAACGACAACAACAGACATAATTTCGCCGCCTCTTGTCCCTGTTGTTACCACTCCGGCAAACACTACGTTGACGTTTGACGCGACTAAGGGAACTTACAACACGCTGAACAACCCCGGCGCGTTCCCGACTGCTGTATACGGCCCATTTTCAATATCAAAAATAAGCCCCGCCAACTATCCAATAGATTCTTTGTTTATCTCTGCGTATATTAACTTGACAGGGATCACCAACGGGTCTGTTTCGGCTACTACCGTATCAGAATTTTTGTCGTTTATTTACTCAGGAAACGCCAGCAACACAAACGAATTTACTTTTGGTGTATATGTAGAACTCAGCACGCTGTACATCCGCACCCGCGCTCAATGCGTGCCTCTTGCCAGCAATGTGTCCAGAGATGCGCCGGGGCCAACTTCAGGCGTTCATTTTTACTCTTTTGAGTGGACACCAAGTGGCGGCGCAATTTTCCGGTTGGATGATCAGATCGTTCGCTACTCAGAGGGTGCGACCCGCCCAACTACCGACTACCCCGCCAAACTATATGTTCAAGGCCCGTCATACGGCGGGGCGTCACCAGGCGGCATATACGAAGCCACAATCAGCAACGTGCTAATTAGCCGCAGAGATTTTGCTCCCACCTATTCGTTTACAACAGTATATGATAATTTAACTTACACAAACTTTGGTCAAACTATATCTATGGAGGTGACTGCGTTTACTCCGTTTGCCAGCATAGGTAGTCAGACATCAATTGATCTTGCAGGCAAGGTGTATTGCGAGTTTGAAGTTACAGGTGTTGCAAGCATAGTTGGAATGGTTAATAGTTTTGGCGTTATTAAACAAGACCCAGATTTGATATTTAACGTAAGCCACGGTACAGGCGCTTTTATTTACGCAAGAGCAGATAATGCAACCGGATGCAGTTTTGCTGGTGACGCCGGAATGTTTGTTGAGGCTGTAGAAGACCCGGATGTTGCGTACAGGTTCTATCCCGGCGACCGCATTGGCCTTGCGTTTGACACGGCAACCAAAGAACTGTGGGTCAGCATCAACGGCGTATACGTCAGCGGTGACCCTAGCATTGGCAGTTTCCCGTCGGCAACGCTTACCGTTACGGGGCCGTTCCGTTTTGCCCAAACGTGCTTCTCATGCAACGCACCCAACGGAACGTACTCTTACACCATGTACCCTAAAGCATCTTTGATGCTGGACGCACCCCCATCAGGCTTTACTCGATACGACCCATCATGACCGCAACCGTAACCCGCGCCCCTTTAGTGCTGCTCCGCTGGTCTGATGACGGCGGGCACACTTGGTCAAATTACCATGAGAAGTCTTGCGGCAAGATTGGCGAGACAGGCACTCGTGTGATCTGGCGCAGGCTGGGTATGACGGTCAAACTGCGCGACCGTGTCTACGAGGTCAGCGGCACAGACGCCGTAAAGATTGCCATCATGGGCGCAGAGATCATCGGATCGCCGACAAATGGTTAACCAGACCCAGATTCCATCCGCGCGCGTTCCCCTCACAGAAGGGGAGAACAACCTTATGTCGCGTGAGTGGTTTCGGTACTTCAACAACATCAACACCCTAGCCGGTGGCGGGACAGGCTTGATCCCCGTCAGCAGCGGTGGCACAGGGCTGTCCACGATCCCGGCCAACAGCCAACTGCTGATCGGTAACGGCACAGGCTACACGCTCAACACTTTGAGCGCCGGAACGAACATCGCCGTCGCCAACGGCGCAGGCAACATCAGCGTGTCGTTCTCTGGCATCCTTGCCCCTAGCCAAGGCGGCACAGGTACTTCAACCATACCGCCGTTAGGCTCGGTTTTGATTGGCAACGGTACGAATTACACGGTCGGCACGGTTACCGCTGGCCCAGGCATCAACGTTAACAGCAGCGGCGCGGCGATCACGGTTTCGTTGGCTGGCGGCGTTGCTCCACCTGTGCAAGACGGGCAAGACTTTGAGGAGGCCAATTTCTTTGGGATTGGCCCAACTCAGCCAGCCGGTTTAACCACCCAGATTCAGTTCAATAACGCCGGAGCGTTTGGGGCAAGTAGTAACTTTACCTACGACACAGGCACAAACACCTTCACCGTTGGCCCTGCTGGGGCGACAACAACGATTGAAACGCTTGCACCTACTGGCGCTACTGTTGCGGGAAATTTGCGTTTTCTTGGCAAAAACGCCAGCGCAACTAATGGCGCGGGGGGCAGAATATCTTACGTTGGTGGAAACGCACTTGGTACTGGCACGGGCGGGGGGCATAGTTTTTCTTGTGGTACTGGAAGGATTGGTGGGGGAATAACTTTTATTTCTGCCAACGGAACCTTTGACGGTGGCGTCATGTCGTTTAATTCCGGCGCTGGAAATGCTGGAGGAACGGGCGGCAATTTCCAATTAAACGCTGGTTTAGGAAGTAGTACCGCTAGCGGGGGAAGTTTTGAAATGAACGCTGGTAATGCCGCTTCTTCTGGTTTTGGCGGAAGTTTTGTCATGACCTCCGGTTTTTCGTTGGGCGGCGCGGCAGGCGATTTTACATTTATAGCGTCATATGGTGCAACGGCTAATGGCAATATGTATTTTAATACTGACTACGGTACGGTTATTCAATTAACATCATCATTGTTAGGCGATCAACAACTCGGGTTTTACGGCGTAACTCCAGTAGCCCAACCCACTTCAGTACCGGTTACAGCAGCGGGTATTCATGCTGCGCTTGTTTCTTTGGGGCTTATTACTTAATGGCTATCACCAAACAACTCACCAACGCGCAGGGCGTCGTTTACGACTACCACCGCATCAACTCGGTCATCATCGACGCGCAAGACAACCTGTTTGCCACCGTGTCGTCCTACATCAGCGCAGACCGCGCTACAGACAAAGATCGACCTGTTGATCGATTCAACATCCAGATTTACACACCCATCACCACGGGCCTAGTTGCCACGGCAGAAGGCTTGTTGGTTGCTGATGCCAACTGCAAACTGTTCGGCGGCGTTGTAACGCCAGACGTTACACAGACTGATTTGGGCAAGGCCAAGGCCAAGAAGAAGGCTGAGATCGCCTCCGCTCGCTCTGTTGAGATGTACGC